TTTAAAAGTTGAACAATTAATAGAATTATATGAACGTACTCATTTATGATATTGAAACACTGAAAGAACTGTTTCTTATTGTTATATACAATCCAGAGAGTGATGTAACATATGAGTTTCAGGTGAGTAAGTGGACCAATCAATTAGATGGATTCATAAGATTTACTGAGCAACATGATGAGCATTATTGGGTGGGCTACAACAACTTACGCTTTGATAGTCAGGTTGTTGAGCATATACTTAGAAACTATGAGAATTGGCATGAGCTGAGTGGTCTAGAGATCTGTGCACTAATAGCACAGAAGGCTGCAGATACTATTCATGATGCTAATTATGATGTATTCCCTGAATATAGAGAAGAATGGTTAAGTCTCAAGCAAATAGATCTGTTCAAGGTGAACCACTATGATAACAAGAATAGAATGGTCTCACTAAAAAGATTAGAGTTTGAGATGGATCTAGAGAACATTGAAGAGATGCCTATACATCATAGTAAAGAAAACATGACTCAATTAGAAATTGTTGAGATCATTTACTATTGTTATAATGATGTACAAGCTACTTATGAGTTCTATAAAATAACTACAGGTAACACTGAGCATCCACTATATAAGGGTAATAATCAGATAGAACTAAGACAAGACATATACGAAGAGTTTGGTATACCATGCTTAAACTATTCAGATAGCAAGATTGGTGATGAGATGATTAAAAAGTATTATTGCCAAGAGAAAGGTATACAGTATTCTGATCTACCAAAGAAAGGATTATTTAGAACTGAAGTGAAGGTGAAACATTGCATTGCTGATTATGTAGCATTCCAGACACCAGAGCTACAACAGTTCTTAAAGAAGATTAGCAAAGAGCGTTTTACAATCAAGGATGAATTTAAAGAAGCATTAGAGTTTCATGGAAACATATATACATTCGCAAAAGGTGGCCTACACACAGAAAACAAGGCTAAAGTATTTGAAGCTGATGAAGAGCATATTATTGTTGATTGGGATGTGTCTAGTTATTATCCAGCTATTATTATCAATAATGGTAGATATCCTGGTCATTTAGGTAAAGAGTTTCTTTTAGGATATAAAGCTATGTTTGAAAAGAGACTTGAACTTAAACCATTAGCTAAAAAAGATAAAAAGATTAAAGGTATTGTAGGTGCATTAAAGTTGGCTGTCAATTCAGTGTATGGTAAATCATCTGATATGCAGAACTGGATTTATGATAGACAACTAACTATGTTTACCACTATTACAGGTGAGCTTAGCTTGTTGATGTTGATTGAAGCATATGAGTTAGCTGATATACATGTTATATCTGCAAATACAGATGGTGTAACTATTATGGTTAATAAATCATTAATAGATAAGATGAATGAGGTTAATCAATGGTGGATGGAATTGACTAAATATGAATTAGAACGTACTGACTATCAAAAGATTATATTCTCTACAGTAAATGACTACATAGCAATCAAAACAGATGGAGAAATTAAAAAGAAAGGTGACTTCCTCACTGACTTTGAGCTTCACAAAAATAAGTCAGCTAGGATTGTACCTATTGCACTTGAGCATTATTATGTTCATGGTGTGCCTGTGGATACCACTATTCGCAATCACACAAATATATATGACTTTGCTCTCAGGCAGAAAGCTAGTAAAGACTTTCACTACGAAGGGCACAGTAAAGACAAGACAAGAGTCTACAATAAACTTATCAGATATTATGTAAGTAAAACTGGTGAGAAGCTATTAAAAGTTAAGAATGATAACTCAGATAGCACAGCTGTAAATGTATCTCAGGTGGAAGCAGGTGAATGGGTGATGACAGTATGTAATCATCTAACATCAGATCATCCTCTAGATAACATCAATCATGCATATTATATAGAGCGTGCTGAAAGACTGATAGGTAAGATACAGTTTGAAGGCAAGAAACGCAGAGTTATTATTAATCCTAATCAAATGAGTTTATTCTAATGTCAAAGATAAATAGGTTTAATATAGCTGAGCATTTATTAAGTGTTCAGTTAAAAATGGTTAATAAGACAATGTTTGAAGCCATGCAAAATCCTGACTGGTTTCATGAATGGACTATGACCACAGAACAATATGAGATGTTTAGATCTTATTCTATTCCTCTCTTAAAGAAAACATTTAAATTTAACACTACTAAGGCTAAGAGTACGTTTGACTGGTTCAATGTACAATATGGCCTTAGAATAAAAGATTAATTATGGGAGCATGTCAATTTAAAGGAAGATATGGTGGTAAAACAGCAGAAGAAGCATATAATAGAGCTTGTGAAGAAGCTGAACTTGAGTATGGTAGTCAAGATGGCTACAATGGTACTATTAGCACTACACATGGATTTAGAGATGAAACAGAAGCATACAATAAAAGTAAGTTTAATGATGTATCTGTTTACATACGTGACAGATTTGATAGTCATAGTATGAACAAACGTGATTGTTCAGCTATATGTGTTGTAAAACCTGTAGGTAATAAAAACAAGACTAAGTCACAAGTGGAGCATGTAGTTACACCAGGTACGAAGAAGTGGGTACTTAAATATGTTGTTCAACGTGGTGATCATGTTATTGGTTCATGGAATACAAAAGGTGATGCTGTAAAAGATGCACGTAGATATACAGAAAAACATCAAGTACCTACATCAATACTAATAAAGAAGTTCTTAGAGAAAGGTGATAACTTAGTGGCTAAGATAACATATAAGAAAGCCACTAATGAAAGAGATGGTGAGTGGGTATTCTTTGGTTACGCAGCAGAATAAATATACGCATATATCTGTATATATACGATAACATATCCAAAACAAATAAAACAAATATTATGCCAGACATTTCAATGTGCAAAGGTGGTAGTTGTCTATTAAGACTAAACTGCCACAGATATACAGCTAAGGCTGAAGAGATGGGACAATCATTTTTCTCAGAACCTCCATATAAATTAGACTTTATGTTTGACGAACATCAAGCAAGTCTTGGTGTTGCAACAATAGGTTGTGCTTATTTTTGGAACAATGAAAAATATGAAAATGAAAGACCTAAAAATAAAAGATGATTGGGAGAGGGATTATCTTAAAGATTTAGTATATTTGCAAGAGACACAACAGATACTTGAAGAGGAGTTTAGAAGAATAAAACTACCTGCTCAGATAGTAGTAATTGATAAAGACAACATACTAAACAGAGAACATGAACATCAAAGTAACACCTTACCATTTTGAGCAACTACTCAAAGATGGATTTACATTAGACATGGTATTTCTTCTTAAGCTTATAGAAGAAGAATTTGACATCAAAACACTAGCAGAAGGAGGACCAAAAACAGACATGTTATGTCAAACCTTACGTAGAAAAGGACTAGTGTCTGAACAGTTTAAGATTACAATATTAGGTAAGAATCTACTAGATTTCATGAACACACGTGCTAAAACTAGCAAGATTGTAAAGAAAACACAAACCTTTGCTGAGTTTGAGAGATGGTGGGCTGCATTTCCAGGAACAGATATCTTTACACATAAAGGTAAAAGTTTCTCAGGTGGTAGAACACTACGTGTTTACAGAGATGAATGTCAAGTAAAACTAGATATCATCCTTGCTGAAGGAGAGTATACAATTGATCAGCTCATAGCAGCATTAGAATATGAAGTGTCACAAAAGAAAGAAACTTCTGTAAGTACAGGTGCAAACAGATTAACTTACATGCAAGGTAGTCTTACCTATTTGAATCAACGCTCATTTCAAAACTACATAGAGCTGATCAATCAAGGCTTTGTAATAAAAGAATCTCCTGAACCATTTAAAAGTACAGACATATGAGTTTTGAAGATTTAAAACGAGAAGTTCAAGCAGGCCTAGATGGTAGAAACAATGGTATACCTATGGGCTTTGAAAGATTGAACAGATATATAGGCATCAGGAAATCTATGTACACACTGATTGGTGGCCTCACTGGTTCAGGTAAAACTAGCTTCTTAGATGATGCATATGTTTTAAATCCATTTGATTGGTTTATCAATCAGAAGACTCCAGGTTTGAAGTTAAAGATCATATATAGATCGATGGAACGTAGCAGGACATATAAATATGCTAAATGGGTTGCAAGAAAGATATTCTTAGACCAAGGAGTTATTATACCTGTACCCAAGCTATTAGGTTGGACAGAGAAGATGACCAAAGATGAGCACGATCTGTTCCTGATGTATGAAGATTACATGGGACAGATGAAAGAAGTGATTACGCTTATTGATGGACCAGACAATCCAATTGGTATATCAAAGCAAATCAGAGACCATGCATTAG